TATAAGCAGGATGCCCATATATTGGATGCCCCATAACATTTGCACCTAAAGATAAAAATACTGGGCCTAACCCAAGTTTATATCTTGCATCAACTGAGCCAAATTGTAAATCTCTACTACCTTTATCTAAATATTTAATTTTAGTAACAAAATGTTTATTTGACCATTTAAGCCATAATTCCTTATCAACATACTCATGACCTTGATTTCTTATGGAACTTGCCGAAATAAGGTACTCTAGTCCACTTGCAGCACCAAACAGTGCATTATCACTAAGTTCTTTTTCTTCACCTTTATAAAAATTGTTTTTTACCTGATAAGGAAATAAAGCAATCTTCCTTATTCCAAATGTATATTTATAATCATCTTCTACTTGTATTTTATCATTTATGTAGGGTGTGCCCATTGAGCCAGAGCTATAAATAGTCGAATTATCAAAAAACCCCCCAAAAGATAAACTGCTTGCCAAAACCAAATACGTAATATATCTCGCATAAGACATTAAAATCTCCCTCCTGTTTTTTTATTTTCTAATTTATTAAGCCTTTCTTCAAAAGCTTTTATACTATTAGATAGATTGTCTAATTTTAATTCAATACTTGATAAATCAATTTCTGGAATATCTTTATTTTTCAATTTTTTCAATTCACCTTTAATATATTCTAAATCTGAAGCTAGTGGAGCAAGTTGTTTAACTAATTCTTTTATTTCCTCAAACATATCATCATACTGCTCAAGTTTATATGTAATAATCTTTAAGTCTCCAGCTCCCTTTAATGCAGATATTTCATTAACTACAAATTCATACTCCATTCTATTAGGAGAATTACTAGATTCTATTTCATTTAATTTACCTGTAATACTAAAATAGGTAGCACAAGCAGATACTATCACCGCTCCTATTGTAACTAAAAATTTTAAATCAAATGTAAACTTACTACTTTCACCTATTTCAGTTGGCATAACTTTCTCCTCTTTAACTTTTTCTACTTTTTCAGGTTGGTCATTCAAAGCTTCAGTAACCTCTTCTAATGTTACAAACTTATTTTCAATTAATATCTTGCCAAGTGGAACTGACCTATTATAATTAATCGCCTCCTCAGACTGCTTCCTTAAAGCCTTTTGAAGTTGTTTCTTGTTTATATAACCTTTTAAAAGTAGTAAATCGCCTATTTTCATTTATTCCCATCAATTAATTCACCCCACAATGAGGTTTTTCCTTTTATTATTTGTATCACATGAACTGTGAAAAGTCCATTCTTAAAAAAATCCACAATTGCAAATGCATGTGCCCAATTGATTCTTCTATTATCAAGCCACTGATTAGCACTTGGTTTCATATCTTTTAAACATCCAATTGACCAAGCTGCTTTTGGGCCATCCATATGAGTTGCTGTCATATTCTGTAAATCATGCCAATGACCATACATTATATTACAACCAAGTTTTCTTAAATGATTTGATGTATGATATTGTCCGCCATATTGATGCCCATGATAGAAATATAACTTTCCAATTTTTAAATGTCTTCCAAATTTATAATATTTATATCCTCTATCTTTTAATTTGACAGCATTTGCGAACTTATATTGAGGAATATAAGGATATTTTTCAACACACATATTAAGCCAATTATCATGATTGCCTTCTGTTATGTATTTTTCTTTACAATTTGTTTTATCTAAGGATTCATCAATTATATCCATACCTTTATTGACATCTTTTACATCTTTATCAAAATCATCAACTAGGTATTCAAGTGGTGGGGCTTTTTTTCTTTTAAATCTCCATGCTGAAAAAGCATGCCATTCTCCGACATCTCCAAGGTCTACATATATATCGGGTTTTACTATTTCGATTGTTTTCGTTAAACATTTGATTGCTGCTTTATCTGCATACGGAAAATGCTTATCTGGAGTCACAATAGCTCTATTGACAACTCCTTCGTCTATTCTAGCCATACATACCTCTATTTATTTCAAAAAACTATTTTTTACCTTTTTCAGGTTCTTCCTCTTGCATTGAACTAAGAACTTCGATTGCACCTTGTAATTTGATAAAAAGTTCTTTTGCTTGTTCTCGTTGACTCTTCAATGCCTCTATCTTTTCTGTATAATCTCTCATATACCCTCATTTTTATAATCTTGGGACTGCTAAACTCCTAACTCCGCTTTTTCTTGATGGATATTGTTTCATCATTTTTTGATACATTGCTCTAAAATATTGTGATTTTTGTAAATCTCCAGTATCTTCAAATAATCTTGCTTTTAAATAACAAACAATAACAGGATGAAGCCCTGTATCTAATTTTATATCTTTATATAAATCATCATCAATTTTATCAACGATAGGATACTTTGCATGATAATGTATTTTTAATCCTGCTGTTACTGATGAATTACTATATGTATCATATTCCCCAGACTTAAATCCTTCATCGTCATCTGTCGAAGTTACTCTGTTCACAATAGCAAGACGACTATCATCATTATACCATGCGAAATAATCATTAGGATATGTTCTTTTACTTGTAGCCATTATATATCATCTCCTTTTAACAATTTATGAGAATCTGCTAATTTTGGTATCATCACATATCTATCATTTGTATCTTTAATTTCAACTCTTGTAATATCAATTACATTATCATCTAAATCATACCATCTTTGGTCTTCGATTAAATCAGTTTTTTTCTCTTCAACAAGATGCTGTTTTGTTGACCCAATATCGATTAAGGCATCATTAATCAATTGAATCATATAACCCTCTGGTTGACGACCAAATATATGTTCTATCTGTTCAATAACTTTTTTAACTTTCATTTAATCTCCTATACTGACGCTATAAGCATTTCTAAATCACATGAACCAGTATTTGCATCAGCTTGAATATTTGTCAAATCTCCTAAAGCTGTATCAGAAGCAGCATCAGCATCTTGAGTTGCATTAAAAACATCTACAACACCTCCACTATTATCAGCATTCCATATAAAAGATTGTCCTGCATCAAGCTTAATAGCAACCTCATCATTATCTTGATTCCTAAATGTTAATGTAATAAAATTTGTATCATCTTTATTAGTAAATCTCATATATCTTACATCAGCTGCTACATAATGTCCAGCTGAAGCAACAGCTGAACTAAATGTGGCTATTGTAGATTCAGTAACTGTAACTGTTATAATCCTTTTTGATATTTCAGCAATACTTGATATTGTCTTTGTATTAATAGCCCCTTGCTCTGTTCCGTTTAATTTTATCGATTCAACAATTCTTACTGTCATTGTTGCACTTGATAATGTTGATGCCATTTACTTCTCCTTTTTCATTTTTGTTGTTTTTGTGGCATTCCTTTTGTTATTAACATTTGAACACCTTTATCATAATCTTGTTGTAATTTTAATTGTTGAGCTTGATACCATTGATATTTTTGATTTTCTCTTTCCATCCTAATTTTTGCTTCTGCTATATAACCTTGTGCTATATTAACTTTTATCTGTACTTCGCTACCAAATCCTTGTGCTGTAGATACATAACTTTGAGCTGTATTAATATGTCCTTGAACAGCTTGAAGTTTAGCAGAACTAAACCCTGCTCTTGCACTTACTTCTGAAGCATAACCTTGTGCTTGAGAAATATATGCTTGAGCCTCTGCAATATAAGCATTACCTTGAGATACTATTGATTGAGCTTCTTTAAGATAAGAATCACCAGCTACTAACCTAGATTTAGATTCCTCCCTTTTTGCTTGAGCCTGTGCAAGTCTTCCTTGAACTTCTTTAATATATGCATTAGCAATAGATATTTTTAATTGAATTTCTTGTCCATATGCTTGAGCTGTTTTTATATATCCATTAGCTGTAGTCGCATATCCCTGTGCTGTTTTTATATATCCATCAGCAGTTTGTACATATCCCTGCGCAGTTTTACTAAATCCATTAGCAGTTTGTAAAAAAGCATTTGTTGTTTTTACAAAACCATCTGCAGTTTGTAAAGTAGAATTTGTTGATTTAACATAACCTTCTGCTGTATTTATATAAGATTGAACTGATTGAGCTTTTGCTCCACTAAATGCAACTCTCGCTTGAGCTTCTTTAGCAAAACCATTTGCTTCTCCTAACAAAGCTTGAACTGTTGCACTCCATTCTTCAATATGAGTTTTAGCTCTTTGTATTTCTGTTTGTGCAACTCCTAAAGTTGCTTGAACCATATCAGTATCTTCATCATTAAGCCAATAACCAACACTTTTTGGAGTTGCATCATCTGAACTTCCAGAATCTTCATTTGTAATAAATCCTGTATCTATTGTATCTCTTGCAAGTTCCAAAGCATCTTTTACATGAGTAAGACCTTCTCCAGTTGTATATTGAGATTGGTCTCCAAATAACGCAGGGTCACTTGCATCTGCCCTAAATTTATCTAAAGCTGTATTCATTGCATCAAGCGCAGTTTCTATATCACCACTATTATCAGTTTGTGTAGCAAGCTCAGCAGCTTCCGCTTTTGCTAAATCAACTTCAGGATTTATTAATGCAGCTTCAATTATTGCCTTATCTACCTCTGGATTAATTAACGCAGCCTCAGTAACAGCTTTATCTACCTCGGCATTAGCTAAATCAACCTCTGCAAAAGACTTATCTACTTCTGCATTAGCTAGTGCCACTTCTGCAAAAGACTTATCTACTTCTGCATTGGCAAGAACTATTTCAGCATTAACACTATCACATACTGCTTGAGTTTCATCTAATTCTGTAATAACTTTAGCTAAAGCAGTATTAATAGCACCCTCACTATCAGTCTCTCCTAAATCGAGGAGTGCAGTAGACTTGTCAATTTCTACACTTCCTTCTATTATTACATTATCAACTTTATCAAATTCTGTACTTGCTTCCAAAATAATATTATCAACCTTATTTAGTTCAGTAGCTATAGCAGCTAAGGCAGTATTAAAAGTACTACTATTATCTGTTTGAGTTGCAAGCTCAGCAGCCTCAGCCTTAGCAAGAACAACCTCTGCTTTTGAAAGCACTAAATCGGCATCTATTTTATCACATACTGCTTGAGTTTCATCTAATTCTGTATTAATAGCTTCAAATGCTGTTGTATCAATATCTGTATTAGTATCTTTTTCATTCATTTTATTTTGCAATACTTTTATTGATGCATATAAAATAATTAAATATTCAGCCTCATTTGGAAAACTAGATATTGCACTATCTGCTGAGGCATCTATTGATGGGTCTGCAATTGCATAATAAATACCAGATGATGATGCTGGAAGAATATTAAGTTTACTTCCTTCCACATAATATACTGGGTCAGTTGACGTTGCATATTCTAAACTATCTACATCTGATGCTTTATATTTATCTTTTGAACGTATTTCCCTACATTCAATATCTCCAGCAAATATATTACCAAGATTCTTAGTTGCTATAGTTTCAGATTCAGAATTAGCAGCAGTAGATGTAAATGTATTTTTTGCATAACACATTTCTTTTAAATTTGGAGGAAATAAATTAACTAACTCTCTTACTCCATCTTCGCACCATTGGTCTATTTCAGTTTCTGTAATACTTCCAACCAATGATTGTATCTGCGCACTTAATGTTGCCATTATCTACTATTCCTTTCAGCTATATCTGCATCCATTGTTGTTTGACTAAATTCCACTTGTGTTGTTCCACTCCACGTTGTTCTCATATTAATATGATGTGATGGTTTAAAAGTATTTCCAAACTCTTTACCACACCTACATTTAGAAGATACTTTCATATCAACATCTACACACTTTTCACAATCACTACACCAGTATGTTCTCATTTTTTCTTTTTTGTTTTAAACTTTCGTTTTCCAGGTTGTTTACTTACTGAACGAGTATATCCAGTTTTTGGGTCATGCCCATATCCTTTCCACTCAGTTTCAACTTTATGAGGGTCTTCTACCCAATCTTCAGGGTAGCTAATTGGTCTTGCATGAGCACCAATTGGAATATCTTTTTTAGATTTTTTTGTTTTTCCACCTTTTTTATACTGTGGAACATCATACCCAGTTTTACCACCACCTGCATATGTTGTAGTTGACCTCATTGAAGCATCCTGTGCTCCTCCAGGAGCATAATC